TTGGCTCATTATTCGTAACGGGCCTAGTCGGGACACTCGCAGTACTGTACGGTTACTCGTTACTAAAGAAGACGTGGACAGAATCCTTCCAACTCTAGAGGGGCTGAAGAAAACAAACGACCACTTCAGCTACGAGTTTCAGGAGAGGAGGTGATTTTATCTACTGGCGGATAAACTAGAGGACTGCAGACCCACCTCACCACCAGCTTAGGGTCTGTATCTTAGGGGAGTGTGGTTTGGCGATTAGCGTCCTACCTTACCACCTCCCCGACCCTTCGGGTCTTGCTTTCTGTTAAGGAGTAGAAAGGAGGAGGCCGAGGGGAGATAACTGGACAAGGACAATACACATAAAACAATTATGAGTTCTTGGCAGACTGTCGTTGGCCTTCTTGACTCATTATGAAATGTTTATATTGTACAGGTCCAATATTATCAAGACAAACTGCAGTAGTATCAAGAGACGGTTTGTTTCATCGTGATTGCAGCGACAAACTATACTTAGAAGTATTTGAAATACGTAGAGTACTAAGAGATAAAACTAACAAACCCTTAACATCAGATGACGTTTTAGATATATATGAGGAGATAAAAAATGGAATGTCTTTGTGAAGTTCATAGAAGAGTAGACAATGATTTAAAAAGAGAAAATATATGTGTTGGACACGGTGAAAAATGCCCTTGTTCGGAGGAACTAAATGCCAAGAGGTAAGATAACACCACCAGAAAAACAAGAAGAAGCAAGAATGGCTTACACAGTTGAGCAAAATTACGCTGAGGTAGCAAGAAAAACAGGACTACCCATGCAAACAGTGTACGATATTGTTAAGGGAGAGGATCCAGATGAGTACGGAGAATATCGGAAATTAAAGAAATTACAGTTTATTGAAAATGCTTGGGAACGGATAAACAAGTTCTATAACGTAATAGATGAAAAGTATATGGACCTAAGTGCAAAGGACGCAGTAGTAAGTTTAGCAGTTCTTTATGAGAAGATAGCATTAGCACAAGGAGAAACAGGACAGAACATTAATATAAGCGGTGACAAAGTATTAGTCACGACTGGAGTACCACGTGCAGAAGATAGACCTAAGGAGTAAGTATGTTCCATTTGAAACACAAACGGACTTCCATACCAACCCAAACCGCTACAAACTCTTTGGTGGAGCTATGGGTGGTGGTAAATCCTACGCATTGGCTGCAGAGGGTCTTCAGCTATCCCTTGACTACCCAGGGAATGTCGGGTATGTCGGACGATTGGACTTTACTGACCTTAGACGCACGACCTACCTCTCCTTTCTGGAGGTTATTCCACAAGAGCTTATTCTACAGCACCATCAGAGCGAACATTGGATCAAACTTAAAAACGGCTCAACGATTTATTTCGGAGAGCTTAAAGACATTGAGAGCCTCAAATCGTTAAATCTTGGCTGGTTTGCGATTGACGAAGCCTCTGAGGTGGCCGAGGAAGCGTTTTTAATGTTGTCGTCTAGGTTACGGTTAAAGATTCCCAACATAAAATACTACGGTATTATGGCTAGTAACCCAGAACCCGGATGGTTGAAGGATCGCTTTGTTGACGAGCAAAGAGAGAACCATGCATTTATCCCAAGCCTACCAAAAGATAACCCTCATTTACCTGAAGAGTATATTTCAAACTTAAGAGCTAACTTTCCAGAGATATGGGTGAAGCGTTACTTAGAAGGAAGTTGGGATGTATTTGAAGGACAGATCTTTACTGAATACGATAACGCTAAACACGTAGTAGATCCTTTCACAGTTCCTAAGGAGTGGGAGTTCGGGGTATCTATAGATCCGGGGTTTGTTAACCCTACCGGTATCCTCCTATGGGCAGTAGACTTTGACGGTACAGTACATTTCATACAAGAGTCTTATGAATCAGGGATAACTGTTAGTCAGAACGTTGAACGGATAAAACCTTGGTATGATGATTACCCAATAAGTATAGAACTGATTGATCCAGCAGCCAGAGCTAAAACTAGAGAGAAGAACGGTCAGCTATGGAGTGTCATGGATGAGTACATGGACTACGGTATCAACCCAGTACCAGCTAACAACGAAGTCTTAGCAGGGATTAACAGAGTTAACGAGTACCTTAAACGATCACGTATTAAGATATTCCGTAGTTGTGTTAACCTAATTAAAGAAATACCAGGGTATCAGTGGCAGAAACTCTCTCCGGCACAGTTAGGGCATTCAAACTACCCAGAGAAACCAAGGAAACTAAACGACCATTTAGTAGACGCCATGAGATACACGATAATGAGTAGACCAGACATACCAATAACTAAAGAAGTACGTGAGAAGATGCCAGATAACTACCCAATGATAGAAGACGGTGATGATATGACTAAAGAAAGAGAAGATATATACGAAGAGATACCAGAAGACATGCTATGAAACTAGCCTTTTTATATGAGATGCCATTCCCTCAGAATATCTTTGCAGATGACGGTCTTCAAGCTGCACTAGACCATTTAAGAGTAGATTCTAATTGGGACATAGAGCTGGTTAACTTAACAGTAGGAGACGAGATACCTAAGGGTAAGGATTTTTATCTAGCATGGGGTGCAGCGTGGACTCCTGTAACTAAACTATTAGCAGAAATGGATATACCCAAGAAGAAGAAAGGGTTAGCGTGGGCTGGAGGAGCTACGTGGCAATATGAACAAGGGCCGCTAGATAAGTTTGGTGTAGTATTTGTAGAAGCAGAGAAAGATTTAGAGTATGGGAAGAACTTTAGGTATGCATTTGGGGTTAATACTAAAACGTTTAAACCAGCAGTAGATAAATTAGATGTACAGAAGAAGATCTTTGATGCAATCATGACCGGAGCAGTCAGTGCATGGAAGAGGCCAGACCTGTTTGCTATCGCTACAAGTGAGCTAAACACTTTATGGATAGGAGAAAGAGCGCTGAGTGATACAGATGTACAAACCTTACTAGCAGCTAGACGCTATGGTTTTGCTACTATTGGGTTAGTTTCACCACCTGTAGTTAATGATTTAATGAACGCTAGCTACTGTACTTTGATAACAACTAGACAAGAGGGAGGATCTGGTAGAACTATGCTAGAGTCACTAGCAGCTAACATACCTGTTATCGTAATGGCTAATCAGGATTACTTAGTTTATTACGCTACATACTTCAGTCATGTTCCCGGAGTTTATGTTATTACGGACAGCGTAGAGATTATACAAGACACGATTAAGATGATTAAAGAGAAGCCAGAGAACTTTTACTCTACTAGAGACGTTGTATTAAAGGAGTTTAGTGAGGTAGTTTACGCAGATAGACTGAAAGCTGGAATTGTTGAAACACTTAATAAATGATATAATTGAACTTAACCTGTATGGATATAGTTTCAGGGATAATAATAGGTGCGTTAATCTTGTATGCTTTAATCAAAGACTTCATACATTACCGTGCCGTAGCAGACTTAACTAAAAAGATAATGGCTAAAGACCTTACCGATTACTCAGTGGTAACGGAAACTAAGAATCCGAACCAAGAAGATAAGCCAGATGAGAATCTGGTTGATCTAGTAGAAGAAGAACCACAGAGTCTTGATGAGGTAGAGGAAGACGAATAATGGCAAAAAAAGATAAAACACCAAGTCCCGCTAAACAAAGAGTAGATGCACAAGAGAAGCTAACTACCTATAAAAAGTACTTTGAACTAGCTCAGAACGCCCGTACTAAGATAGACTGGGAGTGGTTTGTACGCAAACAGTTCGTACAAGGCAATCAGTTCCTTAAATGGAACAAGAAGACTAGGCAAGTAGAGGTACCACCAACCCCAGAGAACGAAGTTAAAGTCATCGTAAACAAGATATACGCTACATTGCGGGCTGTGAGAGGCTTTGTAACCAAGTTTCAACCAAAATGGGAGGTAATGGCTGAAGATGTCTCTGATGATGGATTAGAGTCAGCAGGTAAGAAAGCTGATTTACTTGATTACATTTACATAACTCAAGGACTTAAGAAGAAAATCAAGGAACTAGTCTATAACGGACTTATATACTCCGTAGGGTTCTGGGAAATAGGTTGGGACCAAGCTGATGACGAAGGCGAAGGTGAGTGTTTCATTAGAAGTATTGACCCTTTTGACCTATACATAGATCCAGCGGCTACAGATCTAGATAATGCTAGTTTCATAATTAAAACATCACGTCAAACAATCCAAGATATTAAAAGTAACCCTAACTACTCCAATACTAAAGACCTAATCGGAGACAGTAAGCTAGCTGCAAGTGAGCTAAAGTCCCGACTAATACAGAATACTTTCACCGATGTTTCTAACTTAGAAGATGAACTAGACACTAAGATCGTTAAAGAGATTTATATACGCAAACCCCAAGAAGACGGCACTAATAAGATAGAGAAGTCAGTCTTTGTAGACGAACAGTTACTAATGCCAACCCAAGTAACCTTAATGGAAACATACCCATTTGTACGCTACTCTTCTGATGTTGAACCATTAGAAATGTACGGACACGGTTGGGTAAAACATTTAATCCCTATCCAAAGAGTTATCAACAAACTAGAAGGTCAGATACTAGGCTATAACGATATCTTTGCTAAGGGTAAATACGTAGTAGATAAAGACTCTGGGGTTAGGGTAATCAACAATAGACACGGACAGATCATTGAAAGAAAACGGGGAACAAGTGTAGAACCTATTCCATTACAAGGGTTACCAGCAACTGTCAGACAGCAAGTAGAAGCCTTTAGTCTCTATATGGAAGATACAGGAGGTGCACACGATGCTTCCTTAGGACGTATCCCAGAAGGAGCAAAGGCTGGTGTAGCAATAGAAGCCCTACAATCAGGAGATGCTAACAACTTAAACGATTTACGAGATAACCTAGAGGACACCTTAAAAGAAGCAGCTAACAAGATCTTTTGGAACTACGCTACTTATAGACAAACAACTAAGATGATCCGAGCAGACGTAGACGAAGGAGAACCAAACTTCTTTAACATTATTGGGTCGGAAGCAGATAACAAACCAAAGAGTAAAAACGGTATAAAGGTTTATGCAATCAGTAAAGACAATGATGTCAGAGTCTACATGGGTAGCTGGTTAGCTTATTCCAAAGAAGCAGAACTAGAGAAACTACTAGCTCTAGCAGAAGCAGGTATTATTGACCGACAGACATTACTTAAGTACTACAACTTCCCTAACGTACAAGACATAGTAGATAGAGTACGTGAAGAGAAGGCACTTGAAGCTCCTCCAGGGGAAGCCCCAGCTCAAGAAGCTCCACAACAAGGTAATGGAGAGCAACAAACAGGGGTACCACCAGAAGTGACCGAAGGACCATCGTTAGAAGAAGGTGCTGGCGAGATACCTCAAGAGATAATTGATCAAGAGATTGCTAAGGGTGCATCCTTTTAACTATAAGGAGTACATAGTTTACTCACTTTAAAAAAACTGATATAATGTTACATAGAATCTTTTACTATCGTTTCGCACCTACGTTAAGGTCGTAGGTAAAGGAGGTTATATGGCAGAGGCCAAAGATGACGTTAAACCAGAGGGTGAGGTAGAAACACCCGTAGAATCGTCAACTACAGAACAAACACCAGAGGAAACTTCTGAAATTACGGAATCTCTCCCGACAGCAGAGACAGAAGAAGCTACTGAGACAACTGATGACGTTGTAGAGGCGTCAGCAGAGGAAGCACGTGCTAAGAAGTACGTCCCATACGATCGCTTTCAGCGAGAGGTGGAGAAACGTAGACAAGCCGAAGCTAACCAGTCTCAAGAGGCACCTACACCTACTGATGGGCCTGATCCGACTGCACTTGACTCAGATCAAGAAGCTGCTTTAGATAAGTGGATGACTGATAAGGGTTACGTAAAGAAGGAAGCAGTGGAGTCTTTAGAAGATCGCAGGATCATTGACTCTACTCACAATAGTTTGGAAACCAAGTACGCAGGGCAAGACGGTAGGCCTAAGTATGATCGTGCTAAGGTTGAAGGATTTATGGCTTCAAACGGAGTGTACGATCCAGAAGTAGCTTACAAAGCTCTCAACGAACCCGAGTTAACAGACTATGCAATAAAACAGGCTCTTAAGAATCCGAGTGCCTACTCGGCTAAGCCAAGTCGGCCAGCCGCACCAAACGTAGGGCCAACGGAACAAGAGCTTATCGCTGAAGCAGAGAGAACCAAAGACTGGACAACTATTATTAAACGCAGATTTGGACTCGGTAAACAGGAAGGCTCTTATTCAGATCAACCAGAATAATAATGAATAGGAGGTGAAAATTTAAATGCCTACAAACGCAAACACATTAATATCGTATGGAGATGCTTCCCGAAGAGAAGATCTTTTGGACATTATTACAAATATAACTCCAAAGGAAACACAACTTCTATCAGGATTAAAGCAATCTACAGCGAAAAACACACTTCACGAATGGCTAACAGACACCTTGGGAGCAGTTGGACACAACGCCGCTGTTGAAGGTAATGACGTAACTCCTGGAGCATTAACTACACCTTCACGTGTTGTTAACTTTACCCAGATTGTTAATCAAAACTACCAAGTATCTGACACCCAACGGGCGATTAACCAAGCAGGTTATGAAGACCAACTGGCTTATCAGATTCAAAAAGCTATGAAAGAGTGGGCCAACGATGCTGAACTAGCCCTTATGCAGGGAACTCAAGCATCAGGTAATGCTTCTGTCGGAAGACAAATGCGTGGTGTTATTGAATTTATTTCAAGTAACGCTACTGCACATACATCTGGTACCAACACATTGAACGAGGATAGACTTAACGACTCAATTCAAGACGCTTGGGACGATGGTGGTAACACAGATGAAATCTATGTAGATGCTACCTTTAAGAGAAGAATTTCTTCTTTCACAGCGAACGCAACGAAAAACGTAGACACAACAGACAAGAGATTGGTAAACGCAGTTGACATCTATGAATCAGATTTCGGTGTACACAAAATCTTCAAGCACAGACGTATGCCTTCAGGTGTTTTGGTAAATATCCAAAGCGACCTATGGCGAACAGCTTACTTACGTAAACCACAACAGTATGAACTTGGTAAAACAGGTTCCTCTTCTAAAGGGTTTATAGAAGGTGAGTTGACACTTGAAGCACTAAATGAGGTCGGTAACTCAAAGAGAACCGGATTAGTTTAGTAATTCTGAGGAGGGGTAAGTGATCTTATCCCTCTGATTGAATGCCTAATCAAACATGGTTTGACAAACATCCTGAGGATGCAAAGAAGTTTCTAAAAGATGCCGAGGAGCTACGTAAGTCTCGGTTAAACGAGTTTGGTTCCGATAAGAAAAAGAATTGGAGACTATTAGGATCTGTTCCTGTAGACATGTACTATAATATGATAAAGTTAGATCCTAAGGTATTTGAAACTAAAGCGAAAGCACGTAAGTTCTTTAACGACATACCTGCTTTAAAAATAGCTAAAAAGATTTAAATGAAAATATCATTAGCGATGATCGTCAAGGACGAAGAAAAAGTCCTTGATAGATGCTTGATGAGTGCAGCACCGTATGTTGATGAGATAATCATCGTTGATACAGGAAGCACTGACAAGACCAAACGAATAGCTAAGAAGTATAAAGCCAAAGTCTTTGACTTCAAGTGGGTGGATGATTTCTCCGCAGCCCGTAACTTCTCCTTCTCCAAAGCCACCGGTGACTGGATACTATGGTTAGATGCCGATGATGTCCTTTTAAAAGGTGCTGAGATAAAGAAACTAATCAACAATACTCCCAATGATGTAGACGCTATTCAAATGAAATACTACTACGAAGTAGACAAGCACGGTAACGTGTTGGTAGAGCATTGGAAGGATAGGTTAATACGAAACACTAACAAGATGGATTGGGTAGGTAGGTTACACGAAAACCCAAGATACTTAGGAGACTATCGGTTAGTTAGAACAGAAGACCTAGGAGTATTACATTTAACTGACTTTAGACGTAGGAAGAGACGTAAAGATCAGAATATAAAGATACTTAAAGAACAACTAAAGAGCGAGGGAGATACACCAGACCCACGTACTCTATTCTATCTAGGTAACTCTTATTGGGCGGATGAGCAATGGGAGAAGTCAATAACATACTACGAACAGTACTTAACTTTATCAGGGTGGGATGAAGAACGCTACCAAGCTCTTATATCAATGGCTAAAGTCTATATCTCAAAGGAACAACCAGACAAGGCTGTAGACGCAGGACTACGGGCTATTAAAGAGAAATCTGACTACCCCGGAGGTTACTTTGTTATAGCTGAGGCTTACTTTCACAAAGAAGATCATGAAAAGGTTATTGAATGGACAGAAATGGGGCTTAAGAAGAAGGTACCCTATGACTCACAGATACTTATCAATCCCCGTGACTACGATTTAAAACCTTTAACCTTTATGGCTGATTCTCTATACGAACTAGGTAAGTTTGAAGAAGCTATTGCCTCTATAGACAAATGTTTAGAAATACAAAAGGATGAAGAGTTTCTATTAGAACGAAAGAAGAAGTATGAGGAGATGCTTAACCATAAAGAGGTTACTAATGGCATTAACTCTATATATAAGTATCTATACTCCCACGGACAAAAGAAGAAGATACCATTGTTTCTATCAACCCTACCTCAAGAGCATAAAGATATACCTTTAGTTAACAAGATTAGGAAAGTTATAAACGAAACAAAGATTTGGGAAGAAGACGAAATAACTATCTATGCTGGGTCAGTCTGGGAGATATGGTCACCTAAGACCCTTAAAGATGGTCTAGGAGGCTCTGAGGAGGCTGTAGTCCATGTTGCTAAGCAATTACAGGAGTTGGGTTGGAGAGTAACAGTCTATGCTAATTGTTTTGATGAAGCCGGAACATATGACGGAGTAGTGTATAAAAACTACACAGAGTTTAATCGTAAAGACTATTTCAATATATTAGTAGATTGGCGAAGTCTTGATTTAGTAAAGATGCCAGTAGCAGCAAACAAAGTATATATCTGGATGCATGACGTACCTAACCAGTATGAGTTCACAAAAGCTAGGGTAAGCCGAGTAGAAAAGATAATCGCTTTAAGCAAATATCACCGTTCCCTCTTGCCAAACGTACCAGACGATAAGTTCTTTATCTCTACTAACGGCATACTACCAGAAGACTTCCAGAAGCCAGTTAAAAGAGATCCATACAAACTAATCTATACATCTAGTTATGACAGAGGGTTAGAGCACTTACTATCTATATGGCCTAACATAAAAAAAGCTGTACCTAAAGCTACACTTGATATCTATTACGGATGGACTCTATTTGATTGGGGCTATAAAGACAATCCAGAACGCATGAAGTGGAAACAAGAGATGTCAGAAGCTATTAGAGAACTAGATGGAGTAGAGGAACACGGTAGGATAGGACACGATAAACTAGCTGACAAGATGCTAGGAGCAGGAATATTTGCCTACCCTTCTCACTTTGAAGAGATTAGTTGTATATCAGCAATGAAGGCACAGGCTTCAGGAGCTTATCCAGTTGTTACTAATTTTGCAGCGTTAAAAGAAACAGTAGACTGGGGTACTAAAGTAAGCGTAGACATACGAACTAAGGAAGGTAAGATAAAATACGCTGACGAGCTAATCACAGCCTTACAGAACCCACCAACAGAGGAGGAAAGACAGAAGCAAATGAAGATAGCCCAAGACAAGTTCTCATGGGATAAGGTAGCAACTAAATGGGATAAGGAGTTTATTAGTCCGGTTACTAACAAAAGACCTAAGATCTCAGTGTGTACTATCACTATTAGACCAGGGATCTTCGCTACTACGGTTAAAACACTACAAGAACAAACGTTTAAAGACTTTGAATGGGTAATAGTAGATGACCTTTGGGATCAAAGGAAAGATGAAGTTCGTGAGTACATGAAAGATAAGGGGATAAAATATAAACATGTACCAAGTAAGTATAACCCTAGACCTTATGGCATAGCTAACGCTAATAACACAGCAATACACGAAGCTGAAGGAGACTTGTTAGTTTGGTTACAAGATTTCATTGAAATGCCTAAAGATGGTTTACAGAGATACTGGGATCTCTACGAAGAAAAAGGTAATTGTTTGTTTACTGGTGTAGATGATCGGGTTAACACTACTAAACCTGTTGATACTGAGGATAAGATAGACATATTTAAAGGTAAAGGGTACAAGATACTAAATACAGACTGGCAGAATAAACGAGTGTACTCTAAAGGACAGTGGAAAACGACTAACCCTTATGACTTTGAAATGAATTACGCTGCTATACCAGCTTATCTGATACATGATATGGGAGGTTTCTTTGAAGAGTTTGACGAAGGGTTTGGCTACGATAACACTCAGATAGCCTTAAGAGCGATGGTACTAGGTTATGAAATATGGGTAGATTCTTCTAATAAATGCCATGCTTTAAATCATTGGAACTGGTATCCAGGGGATCATAAACATAACGTTATAGGTAGAGGTAAGGCTAACGCAGAGAATAAAGATAGGTATGAATCCCTTATAGAAGAATTAGGTAAAGCAGGAGCTAACCCTAAGCAGTATTTACCATACTACGATAAAAGGGAAGAGCTAAAGGAATATGAAAAAGAAGTTCAATCTACTTGAATTAGGTGCCGGTGAAAGGTACACCGAAGGGTTTTCACGTCAAGACGTAGACCCCAGTATAAGAGACTTAGATTTAGTCTGCCCTGCAGAAGAGATAGATAAGTATGTGGAAGAGAACTCGGTTAAGTACCTCAGAGCCACACACCTATTAGAGCATTTCCCAACTAAACAGATACCATTTGTATTAGACGCCTGGTATAAAGTACTGGCCCCTGGCGGAGAACTTTACATGGAGATGCCTAACTTTCTATGGAACGCCAAATATTTATTAGAAGAAGGTAACGAAGAACAGGCTGTAAACTACGCCTTTGGGGAACAGTTAGATGAATGGGACTTCCATAAAACAGGTTTCACACCTAATATTATAAGAAAGAGATTGTTAGCAGCAGGATTTATTGATACAATGGTAGAAGAAGACTCATCAATGAGAATATGGACTTACAAACCAAATAAGTGATATAATATAGCTATTATTAAAAGGAGGTATTAAATGGCAGCACCAGTAGTTACATTTTACGGAAATACAAACACAGAGGCTTCACCAACATGGACTGAAGTTACTTCAGGAAAAAGAGTAGCGTTTACAGGAGCAGGAGGAGCAACAGGTATGACTGATGCTCAAATTCCTAACGTTACTAAACCAACAGGGCCACCGCCCACAATAGCTCCAGAAGCATGGGTAGAAACAGGAACTAACACTTGGCTTGAGGTAGATGTTACATATGACGGTACGGTTAACACGAACAACAACGTGTTTAGATGGGGGTTAGCAACTAACGCTCCAGCTTCAGCACCTATTTTTACAGCTTATGACGCTGGTGGTAGAACAGTAGTTTCTAAGATACTTGCAGGAGATGCTACTGATACTTCTAGTACAAGTTATATTAAAGCAGCTAGAACCTCCGCACTAGGGTCTTCTTGGACGACAGCAACAACAGGTAGTGCAGGTGCAGTCACCGCAGTTGATACTGGACAATCCCTACAAGGAGATACACAGTACCTTCAAGACACAGTATCTACAACTGGTAACAGACAGTTCAATATTGTACCTTATGTAGGAGCAAATCTTACCGCAGGTACTTATACAGATAGATTAAGTTGCAAGTATACATATACATAAAGATGTGGCGAATATATACATACAGAAAAATCAAAGGACACTGTGGAAAGTTCAGTACACGGATGGTGTTACCGTATCCGAGGAATGGGCTGACTGGGTAGAGGTAGATACAGATAGAGTTAAAAAGTTATACCTAACGCTACCTAACGGTGGCGAAGTTTTTTTAGAAAAAGAGCGTCCTCAAGAACAATTCTTCCAATTTAAAGTAGGAGTATCCCAAGTAAGTACTAGTTTTTCACATGTACGATCACAAGTTATTGGTAAGGTTATCAATGATAAGGGAGATTGTATTATGAAAACGTACGATTATACCCTTAATAAGGTGTTAACTCTGTACGATAACGTATTTAAACTAGAGTATGAAAACGTGGGTAAGTTGAACTTTGACTTGTTGGGATTAAAATTACCTGAGATAATTACATTATGAGTACGATAATCTCCAGTGGTATATCAAACACAGAAGCATATAATGGTGGGACACACCGTACACTATTCTTTGTAAATGATCGTTGGTACACCTTTTATAATAACGGTACTACCCTTTATTATAGAAAATCTACTGACGCTGCTGGAACAGGGTGGGGTAGTGAGGTCACAGTTCAAACTGGAGGAGCTTACGGAGTCTCTGGGAGGCTAGTAGGTAACATTATATGGGTTACTTGGGATGACACCAGCCCAGATGTTATTGGCTATCGTTCATTAAACACAGCTACAGATACTCTAGGAACTATTTATCAAGCACCTTCTGAGTCGGGGTACACTAGTACTGACTTTAACGATATTGCTATTAGTGGGGGTACTAAGTACTTAGTTAACTCTAACATTCCAACCGTTTGGAAAACAACTAATGACTCTTCTTATAGCGATATAACCCCAGCTCTAGGGGGAAATTTTGGTGATGTTGATAGAGCCGCTTCTTTAATAGTTCAGGGAAGTAATATTTGGTATATAAGTGGTCCTGGAAGTTTCTTTGATAAGGATATAAAAGTTATAGCTTACAACGGAACTACATGGGGTTCTATTACATCTTTACTTACCCCTAGTAATTATGATTCTAATACTGCACTTACAGCAGTGGGTAAAGGTAATAACGTTTATGTTGCTTTTAACGATGCTGGAACAGTTAAGGTTTTTAAATATAACGGTACTAGTTGGTTTGCATCAACTTCAGCAACTACAGGAGCATGGGCGAGTGTTTTTTCAACTGATTCTGATGGTCAACAAGCTGTTAGTTTAAGTATTGATGATAATACTGAAGACGTTTATATATTCTACCGCAAAAATTCTGATAGCAAAACCTATTATCGGATAAGTAGTGATCTTAAATCCTCTACTCCTGGAGCTCCTTCTTGTACATGGGGGACAGAGACAGATACAGGATTCTCTACAGGAATGGAGTGGGTGCAGTCTAACGCTAATAGTGTAAACAGAATTGGGGTACGAGCATGGTCTGGATCAGGTTATGAGTTTCAACAGATAGCAGTACTTTCACCCGGAGGTACTACAGCTTATGAAGACCGTAGTTTTAGGTTAGCGGCTGAAGGTATTGGGTACGAAGATAGGAGTTTAAGGTTAAAGGCTACAGATACAGGATACTCTGACAGAAGTTTTAGGTTAACTGCATTTGATGTTGGGTATGAAGATAGGAGTTTCAGATTAAAAGCAGACCAGACAGGGTATGAAGATCGTGGCTTTAGATTAAATCTTAGTACAGTGGCGTATGAAGACCGTGATTTTCACCTAAAAGCAACGGATACAGGTTATGAAGATCGTAGTTTTTATCTAACTCTTGAGGAAACTACATACGAGGATAGAAACTTCAGAATGAAAGTAGGAGATCTATTTGACGGTTACGAAGACAGGAGTTTCCGGCTTGTATTACGCTCTACCGATTATGAGGATAGAAATGTTATAATAAAGGTGGATGAAATAAACCATGAGGATAGGAACTTTAGGTTAACGCTTGAAGAAACAGGTTACAAGGATGTAAGTTTTAGATTATATCTAGCACAAAATACCTTTGAAGATAGAAGATATCGTCTCAAGGTAGATGAGATAGCTCATACGGATCGTAACTTTGTGATTGGGGTATATGATATACCGGGTACGTTCCCAGCCCATGAGGACAGAGCGTTTCACTTAGGATTAGAAGGTGACCAATGGATAGACACAGGCGATAAAGTAACTACCTTTACTGATACTGCCGATGTAACGTCAACGTGGACTGACACAACTGATAGTTCCACAGATTGGACTGATACAACATGACAAGAGATGAAGCAAGAAGTTTAATTAGAAAAAGTTTAAACGAAGACTCAGAGAAGTTTTATAAAGACAGTGAAATAAACGATTGGTTAAAATTTAGATATAAGAGAGTTACCAACTCTGTAGCGGAGAGCTTTGAAGGTTTCTTCGGTGAGACTTCTTATACAGACTTAGTGTCTGGGCAAAAGAGATACGCCTTACCATCTAATTTTAAGAAGCTACAACAAATTAGAGTTAATTATGATGGTAATTGGCGAGTAGCAAGTAGGATAACTAAAGCAGAGCTAGATCCAAGTAGAACTTACTCAACAGCTTATCCTTTCTATCTATTACTAGGTGATGAAATAAACATTGAACCAGCACCATCAGCTAATGTGACATCAGGATTAGAGATAGACCAGATTAAAGAACCCGCAGAATTAACAAGCGACACACAGACATGGGATGTACCAACAGCCTATCATCACCTAGTAGTATATGGAGCCTTAGCCGATATTCTTCCAAAAGACAACCAACTACAAAAAGCTAATATGTATGACCTTAGGTTTGAACAAGGTATACAAGATATGCAGGACCAATTAGCTAGTCGTGATGATTCTGCTAAAAGCGTTACAATGGATGAAGGTGGCGAAGACTTTGTAATAACATGATCAGTATAAAAATACTACAAAGAGGAGTAAGAAACTTACTCAAAGATAACAAAAGTCCCTCTCAAACGGGGCTAATATTAGATAGGATACATGAGAGAGATATAGAGTTTGATTCCTTACAAGGACATCAACATCGTACAAACGGTAGAACATTTACAGCAAAAGAAGCAATATCAAAATACGATGCAGTTAGGATAACTGGAAGTAATTTAGTGTCTAAAGCAGATTCAACTGCAAGTAAGAACGCTCAAGTAATCGGTGTAGCCACAGCTTCAGTAGCGGCTAACCAGAGAGTTCCAGTAGTAACTTGGGGTGAAGTAGTTAATTCTAACTGGAATTTTAACCCAGGGGAAGCAGTTTATGTACAAAGTACACCCGGACTAGTTGGTGAAGGTTTTGGAACATGGCGAGGAGGCGTAGGAATTGTATTAGAGACTAACAAAGTATTTGTAAGACCAGATTTGGAGGTAACAAGTGGCTAAGAAAGTTAAGTTTTGGGATGATGATACACACCAACAAACATTTATAAATATATGGCAACCAACAAGTTTTACTGTTACTAGAGACGGTAGTGACGATATCGCTACCTATACTGAGACTTGGGATGATGTAACTCAAACTGTCACAGAGACAGTTACACCAACTTATCATGCAGACGGATACGCAACCAGTATTAATTTTGATGACGTTAACACACAATATACATTAACAATCTCACGTGACAGTGACGGGAGAATAACAGGAGGTACAATAAGCTAATGCCAGCACCACAGAAGGTAAGTTTACCTAGTAAGATTAAAAATAAATTAAAGAAGATAGTTACAAAAGACAACTTACGTTCTGGTAAGAACCGTGATGAGGAAACATACGTAGAAGATATTTTAAAAGAAATTATTATTGCTAACGAATTAGAGGACTATAAAGTAAACTGGAAAAAAGAACGTGAAGAGAACTTTAAAACAGACATAGCTAACAAAAGGCAGCAACTTGAAGATGAACTATGAAGAATATAGTTGGAATTATATTAGACAAGTACATAAAGACCTTAGGGTACGGGTATGACTACACGGGTGCTTCTGATGAGAAAATTGCCTTAGACCCGACCTCAAAGGCTATAAAGGTACAATTAGCAAACGCAGGGATAGGAAGTACAGATCACGGGAGTTTGAGCGGATTAGGGGATGACGATCATGCACAGTACTTAAGAACAGACGGAACAAGAGCTTTAACAGGAAACCAGAGTTTCGGTTTAAATGAAGCAACTAACATAGCGTTAGAGAATCTAGGAGCCTTACCGTCAGCAGGAACAACCGGAAGAGTAGTATACTTAACAACAGACGATCATTTATATTTAGATACAGGCTGATATGAAAATTAAATACGTAAGTAGACAAAAATGCAGTGAGTGTAAGAAATTTATTGAACCACAAGACAAGGGAGGGGTTAATTGCCCTTATTGTAGGACGTGGAACAAGTCAAAGACTTTGGAAGTAGGTGATGACTAGATGGCAGGATTTGCCAAGATACTTTTAACAGGTGATGCAACAACCGAGGTAGAAGCAGAAGCAACTCTTGATTTAGCAGGAGACGTTACTGTTAGTGGTTCTGGGAAGAGTTTAACCGCTAATGATTTTAGGGTCGGGGCTGATACAACCCTTACTATAGCGACAGGAGATGTAACTCAAACAGGTTCCTATCACACAATCGCAGGAGAAGGTGGGTCTGACGACCAACTAGACGGTATAAGTGCTGGGGGAGACGGTCAGTTACTTTTCATCAGACCTTCCTCTGACTCAGTTACTATTACAGTAGCTCATAACCAGAATGCCGCAGGGACTAATAACATTCTATTAAATGGTGATACTAGTGCAACTTTAGATGACGAAGACGATTTCTTGATGCTTATCTATGACGCAGGGTTAGATACTAACGGTGCATGGGTAGAAGTTTCCAGAGGTTCCGGTGGAGCAAGTTTATCTGATACAACAGCTTTGGCTACTTCAACAGCAGCCGCAGCAGGGTCGGGTACATCTGCAAGTAGAGATGACCATGTACATGATATAGGTGTTGGGTCTATAGATGCAGCCAACCTATTTGCTTCCGGTGTTGTAGATGCAACCGCAATAGCAGCTAACGCAGTAGGTAATTCAGAGGTTGATAACTCTGCGACTGACATTGCATTTGCACAGATTATATTAACGGCTACAGCTTCTGGTACAGGTACAACTACAGGAACAGTCTATTACGATTCAGACGATAATCACTTGTACGTTTACCAACCATAGGAGTAAGTTATGGCCTTGATAAAACCTGACAATAGCACTGAGATAGAAAAAGTCCACAACATTATAAGTGCGACAATACTTCGTTATCTCAAAGCTAAAAAGGTTAAAGTATCTGACATAGTTCTGGTCTTAGAAATGATAAGAACTGATCTAGTCATACAAGCATACAAAGGAGGTAACTCTCATGGCGGGGTACGCAAAGATAGTCCTAGCAAATGACTCTGTTGACGTTCTCGGTGATGTTGATACAACTACAACTGCACCTAACAATAATGAAGTTCTTAAATGGGATGGTAGTAATTGGGTTCCAGCAGTCTATAACTATGACTTTACCTTCACCTTAGATTCCTTTGCAGGAACAGATGTATCGGGAACAAAGTTAATCGGTTCAGGAGAGTGGAAAGCTATCGGAGCTATTTCCTTTACAGCTACTTATTCTAATGTTCCTGGTGGTACTACAGCAGTAGTTGATTTAAGTGGTAGTGCAACTGCTTGGGCGGGTAGTTTATCAATGACCCCGATTGAAGGTCCAGAGACTAATACAGAAGCAGTAGATTACCCTTCTGGTAGAACAGGCTCTTTAACCTTTACTATAACTCCTACTAATACTCCAACGCCTACAACTAGAACAGACGTTCAGGCTTTTTCAAATACAATGCGATACGGAACTAATGCTAATGGTATTGGTGCTCAAACAGAGGCTAATGTAGAGGCACTAACTGAAGTATCAGGTCCAAACGAATCAAGAAGTCAAACAATTTCAAATATACCTACAGGTACAGCAGGACACTTTGTTACTTTTTCTTATGCAGATACTTTAAGCGATGTAGCCCAAGTTCAACGAGATAGTGGTTTTGGATATGTTACTGCTTCTTTTAATTCAACTGCTACAACTCTAGCACCTTTAGTTCAGACAGGAATTACTAATGTCGCTAATAGTGCAGGATTTAGTGAAACTTTTGCCGCTATTACAGCTAGACTAGCTGATTTAACTAATGGAACTAATGATTTTAAACTTCTAACAAGTTCAACTGCGATAAACTACATATACTGGGGTGAGTCAACAACCTCAAGTGGGATAACCGAAGCTACTATTGAGGCTAACTACGCAACTGAACCTGGAAAAGTAGGTAGTAACTCAATGTCTAGTAGAAGTATGACAGTCAACGCTACAGGTAGTGAGTATGTCTATATCGCATACCCAGCTAGATTAGGAGCTTTAACGAGTATAATTATAGGAGGGTTTGAATCTATATCAGACTTTAATGTAGATAACACAGCGTTAGCAATGACAAACCCAGAAGGTTATCAAGAAGATTACCGAGTTTATATATCTATTAATCCAGGGTTTACCGACCCAACAGTAATGACTGTTTCTATTTAGGAGGAATGAATTAAATGCCGTCAGTAGTGTCAAAAATGTCCCGAGGAGCTTCGTTTAACCACCTAGTTAATTTAGGAGGATTGGGTACTGATGCTCCAACATCGGTTACTCTTGCAAGTGATAAGATGGACTTAACGCAGGATACTGCGGTCTATGTAGTTAATGGAGAAGGTTCAGCTAATGACGATTTAGATGGTATTGATATTTCAGATGGTCGTGCAGGTCAATTTCTTTTAATAATACCAGCTACAGGTTTAACTATAACTTTAAAAGATGAGAACGCTGGTGCAGATGCGACTTCAGATAGAATAAGAACTCCAGGCGGTACAGACTTAGCTTTAGCAGATGATGAAGCCGCTTTACTTTGGCATAATACAACTTTAGATAGATGGGTAGTAATTGGAACAACAAAGTCAGGCGGTGGAGCAGTTGACTCAGTATTTGGTAGAACAGGTGCGGTGGTTGCCACTACTAACGATTACACTTGGGCTCAGATAGATAAAGCTACCTCAAGCATAGCTGACATAACTACTAGGTCTCACACTGCTTTAACTGACATAGGCTCTAACTCTCACGCTACTATAGATACCCATATTTCTGCTACAGCGGCTCACGGGGCAACTGGGGCGGTTGTAGGGACAACTAATACCCAAACCCTATCAGCCAAAACACTAACCACACCTACAATATCAGCGACAGGATTTACTAATGCTCAACACGCTCACGCTGCTGCTAATAGTGGAGGGACTCTAACTACTTTAGGAACTGTAACTACAGGAAACGTAGATGCAGTAGTATCTCAAGCTACTACTTCTTTAGCAGGTAAAGCAGAGTTTGCTACAGCCGCAGAGATAAACACAGGTACTTCTACCACTCACTCTGTAGGGGTGGACCAATTTGTTGCTTCTAACAGAAACCTTAGATTTATGACTTTTGTCTTAGTTGCAGCCGCTACAGCTAACACAGTTCAAAGTAGTATTGGAGGTAGGTGGTACTTACCTTTTACAGGAACTTTAGTCCAAGCTGATGCTACACCTTATTGGTTTTCAGCTTCAACAACAACCGCAGGAACGACAGGAACTATGGTAGTTGATATTCATAAGAACGGAACTACTGTTATGACAACTAATAAACTAAATATAGATACTGGAGAGTTTAGTACAGGTACAGCGGCTACTTTACCAGACTTAACTACTACTGCAATAACAGCAGGAGATTACTTAGAGTTTGATGTAGATGCAATACACACAACTCCTGCTAATGGTTTAATTGTTACAATAGCAATAAGGATAACCTAATGGAAAGAGAAAAGATAATCGGACAAGACTTATCAGGTCGGGACTTCTCCAACCGCAACATAGAAGGTTACTATCGTGACTGTGACTTTTCTAACTGTAACTTC